CCCCGAGATCAGCGCCGTAATCAAGGGCAAGAAGGTCTTTGACCCGCGCACCAGCACGACCGCGTGGAGCGACAACCCCGCGCTCTGCATCCGCGACTACCTCTCTCAGTCCTACGGTCTGGAATCGCCCGACAGCGAGATCGACGACGTGCTGGTGTCGCAGGCCGCGAACATCTGCGAGCAAACGGTGGAAGGCGAGGAGCGGTTCACCTGCAACGGCAACTTCACCACGGCCTCTCAGCCCGCCGACGTGCTGGACAGCCTGCTCACGTCGATGGGTGGCCTCCTGTGGCACGCTCAGGGCGCATGGCGCATGAAGCCCGCCTACTACACAAGCCCGGTGCTGTCGCTCACCGATGACGATCTGCGGAGCGGTCTGCGCGTTCAGACCCGTGCGGCGCGGCGCGAGAACTTCAACACCGTGCGCGGGACGTGGCGCGGTGAGGATAGCAACTGGCAACCGACCGACTACAAGCCTGTCTCAGACCCGGCGTTCATCGCCGCAGACGGTGGGCAGGAGCGTGATGCGGACCTGAACCTCGACTTCACGACGAGCCATCTGACGGCGCAACGCATCGCGCGTATCGCGCTTCGACAGCAGCGCGAACAGATCGCGGTCAGCGGCACCTTCGGGATGCGCGCCTTTGGTGTGCAGGTCGGGGACGTGGTGCAACTCACCAACGCCCGCTTCGGGTGGGTCAACAAAACCTTCGAGGTCGTGACGTGGACCTTCACCTTCACAGACGACATGGCGCTTCAGGTGCAGATGTCGCTGCGCGAGACGAGTTCTGACATCTACACCAACGTCTCCGGGGCGGTGTTCGAGAAGAACAACTCGGCCTTGCCGTCGCCATACTTCGTTCCGGGCGTTGGTCTGTCTGCTACGGTCACGCAGCAAATCCTGAACGAGAAGGTCACGAACTTCATTCTGGTCAATGTCTCGACCGCGACACCAGAGTTCATCGACGCGGTAGAGGTCCAGTTCCGCGAGACCGGGACGACCGACTGGATCGCGGTAGGCACGGGCGACCTAGGGCGGTTCGAGATCATCGACGTGGAGCCATCCGAGTATGACATCCGGGCGCGGGGCATCAACACACTCGGCATCAAGGGTGTCTTTGAAGTACTGCCAGCCGTTGATGTGACAGGCAAGACCACGCCACCTAGCGACGTGACGGGCCTCTTTGCTGATCTTGTTGGCGGCAGTGTTACTATAGACTGGGAGCCGATCCCTGATCTCGACCTGTCGCATTACATCGTGCGGCACGCGATTGAGGAGGTCGGCGCGTCTTATGCGAACGCGACCACGGCCTCCAGCAAGGTTCCGCGGCCCGCCAGCGAGATCACGCTGCCGGTGAAGCCTGGCACATACATGATCAAGGCGCAGGACAAGAGCGGCAACGAGTCGGTCGGCTACACCTCTGTGGTGGTGCCTGCGGCGGCGCTTGAGACCTTCGCCACGACGCTGACCCTAGATGAGAACGGCACGTTTGGCGGCACGCCAGATAGCGACATCTCGGTCTTGACCGACGCGCTGGTGATCGCGGACACGAGTGTGGCGCCGAGCGAAGGCACCTACATGATGGAGGATTACCTCGACGCGGGGTCGGTCCTTCGTTTCCGCTCGCGGATCGACGTGACCACCGCACGTCAGGACGCAGGCACGGCGCTGTGGGACGACATCCCCGGCCTCTTTGACGCGCTCCCCGGCCTGTTTGATGACTGGACAGGCACGGTGCAGTTCGCGGATACTGACGTTAAAACCTTTATCCGCACGACAAACACCGACCCCGCAGGAAGCCCCGTTTGGACAGACTGGCAAGAGTTCAAGGCAGGGGACTTCTATGCTAGAGCGGCTCAGTATAGAGTGACGTTGAAATCCACCTCGCCCAACGTGACGCCGCGCGTATCCCGGCTGACAGCCCTACTGGAGCATAACTGATGTCGCAGAGTAACTACAACATCCCGAACCAGAGCGCGCCCGCCGTAAGGGCGCAGTTGAACAGCGTGTTCGGGTCCATTGCCACAAACAACAGTGGGTCGGCGGCGCCATCCACTACCTTCGCGCATCAGTGGTGGTATGACACGACGACCAACATCCTGAAACAGCGGAACGCCGCAAACTCGGCATGGATCGATATTGGCACGTTCGACCAAACCGGCGGGACGTTCACGCCGAGCGGGCAGCGCGACTTGGCATCACAGGCCGAGGCGGAAGCCGGCACCGACAACACGAAGCTGGTCACTCCACTCCGTGTGGCTGAAGCTCTGATGGCCCAAATCGGACAAGCCAATGCCTCACTGGTGCCTGGATATGTCGGATCCTATGTTTGGGGGACTGCACTCACCAATTTGAGTTTCGGTGCAACACTCGCTGGTTCCTCAATTAGACCCGCCGGGACAAGAAATACCACGGACATCGACTTGGTATCCGCTGGTGGAACATTGTCGGGGACATGGCGAATGATGGGGGGGAATAGTTCAGGAACAGTGCAGCTAACGACACTCTGGTTGAGGATTTCCTGATGGAATATAGGAACCCACGATACAATGCTTTTGGGACTATCGACTGTGAGATCAACCACCGGATTTATGGGTGGGTGCCGTTTACGGCCAGTCCTGATGATGTTGAGCCTCTCGGCAGGGGAGTTCACAAGTCTGCTCTTGCCAGTGGTCCAAAAGATTGCGTGGCTCCGCCTCCCGAGCCGCCACCTGTCCCGCAGTCGCTCTCCTTTGCCCAACTCTTGATCGGCCTCGTCGCCGAGGGGTGGATCACTGAGGCCGAGGGCGATGCGTGGCTGGGCGGCAGGCTTCCGGCAAGCGTCCTGCAACTGATCGCCACGCTGCCCTCACAGCAACGCTTCGCAGCCAAGGCCCGCGCCCTGCGCCCAAGCGAAGTCCTGCGCACCGACCCGCTGGTCGAGGCTCTCGGCGCGGCAGAGCGCAAGACACCGGCGGAACTGGATCAGTTCTTCCAGACCTACGCTCAGGTGTGAAATGAAAGCCCTTTCCCCTGCGATGCAGATGCACATTACCGAAGGCACCACCACGCTCGCTTGGTGTTGGCGCATCACGCGAGCAGACGGAAAAGTCCTCGGGTTTACGGACCATGATCGCGCTCTTACCTTTGACGACACATCCTTCGAGTCAGAAAGCGGCCTCGTCGCGTCCGAGGTCCGCTCCGGCTCGGACCTCTCGGTCGACGCCCAAGACGCTGATGGCGTCCTGTCCTCCGACCGGATCACCGAGACCTACATTCTTGACGGCCGCTGGGACAACGCGCCGTGACAAAAGACCGTGCGGCGCAACCGCACGGTTTCCCCCGCGCCCCTTTCTGTGCTACTTTTCGCCTGACACCACTCTCTACAGCAGGAGCCACCCCCTATGGACTTTCTCGACGCTGCAATGAAATGGATCGTTGCCCCGGTAGCCGCTTTCGTGTGGGTCATCTTCCGCACCCAGCAGGACCACTCGACTGATATTGCCGTGCTGAAAGCGACCCAGCAGGCGAACAAGGAAGCGCATGATCGTGAGTTCAAGGAAATGCGCGGCAGTTTCAAGGCCGTTCTCGACAAGTTAGATTCCATTGAACAGTATCTGAGGAAGTGACATGCGAGCGTATTCCGCCAGAAGCCTGAAGAACCTGAACGGCATCCATCCAGACTTGCGCCGCGTCATTGACCGCGCGCTTCAGGACAGCCCGCTCGATTTCGTGGTCATTGAGGGTCTGCGGACCAAGGAACGCCAGAAGCAGCTTGTGGCGCAGGGCGCGTCCAAGACCATGAACAGCCGCCACCTGACAGGTCACGCCGTTGATCTCGTCCCCATCGGGCCGAACGGCAAGGCCGCCTTTGACTGGCCGCTCTACGACCGTCTTGGACCTGCGGTGAAAGAAGCCGCCGCGAAAGAAGGCGTCGCTCTTACCTGGGGCGGGGATTGGTCGAGTTTTCGCGACGGCCCACATTTCGAGTTGAACCGCAAGGTTTACCCCGAAGGCGACTGGTCGAGCAAAGCCAAGCCCCCTAAGGAACGCACCAGCCCCGCGCAGTCTACCACTGTGCAAGCATCGGCTGTTCAGGTCGCTACGGGCGTTGGCGCTGCGGCATCGGGTGTTGCCGCGCTGGATGGCACCGCGCAGATCGTGGCGCTGATCTTCGCTGGTATCGTGATCCTCGCAGGACTTTGGGTGATGAGAGAACGTATTCGCAAGTTCGCGGAGGGCGACCGATGATTGCGCGCCTGAAACTCTGGGCCGTGGTGGCGGGTCTTTTCATCGTCACGCTGGCAGCAAGCTGGTTTGGCGGCAGAAAAGCCGGTCAGACTGACGCCAAACTTGAGGAGGCAGAAGATGCTATCCAAGGCCATGTCCTCAGGAATGAGGTTGAGAATCGGATTGCTCGTGAGCGTGACGCTGCTGAGCGCCTGCGCAAAGACTGGTCCGAACACTGACGCCTGCGCTGGCTGGAAGCCAATCATCCTTGCCGGGCAGTCCATCGATGGTCTGACCGAGCAGGACGCGCAGGAAATCCTTACCCACAACGTCTTCGGGCAGAAGCGCGGGTGCTGGTAGTGCGGGCGCTCCTTTTCCACTGAGGGGTGCTTTTGCTCCCTGCGGGGGTATAGCGCGGGGCTACTCGTTCTTCGGCGTGTGAACGTCCACGCCAATCAACCGATCTGTCGTTTCGTTTATTTCGTTTATCAGGCCGAGGAGCGCGATGTCCTCGACCTGAGCCTTGATGGCC